TAGCAATTGCACTGGATAGGATAAGCCTTCATCGGCAAATCTTTGTCCAAGCAATTGTTTATATGACTCTCGCCGGACTCACACTGTGGAACATCGTGTCAGGAGGGCTTCCTACCGTACCTAGTTCTGATCCCATGAGTATAGTCAACCGTAAGGTTGTACTTACTCATGAACGGATACAGATCAAGGGGGGCTCCTTTGTGGAGACCCGTACGACGGAAACCCTCTTCACACCAGTGAAGGAGTAATGGGCCGATGCACACCAACCTGAACCCAACCTTAAAGGCTTGGGAAGACGTCTTAGTAACTCTAAGGCGCACGTCGGTCTGCTGGCGAGGTAAACCCTTGTCAGAAAGAGATTTGCACACATACACGGAAGCTATTGTGTTGTGTGCACTTCATCTCACCGACCTTTCATCTCAGTTCGGCGGTATTGGATCGCATCGTGAGATTGTTGCGTGGACCAGAAATTTGGTCACACTGGACATTTCAGATGTTGGATCCTTCTTGTCGGATGCAGTAGTATTGTTGAGACATGTCTCAACGACTACTAGCTATAGCTGGTTTAAACGCCAGCTAGCCGTGAAATATCCCTTTGTTGGGATATTTCTGGCTCCGGCTCGGAGTGTCTTCTCTGATTTCTTAGAGAATCCAAACCCCCGAGGCTTTTACGTTGCCTACCAATTCCTCTCGTTTCTTACTCACCTGACCTTGCTCGACATTGATGTCGACTTGGAAGGGGAGTATGAGGATATGGAAAGCTACCTAAGGACGATCCACTATTCGCCTAGTATGCTTGATGAGATGAATCTCATCATGCGAGAATGGTTGAAGGACTTCTCTATTGATGAGATGTCGTTCTTCCCCTCTCATGGGCCTGGTGCTGTTGCAGAATTACCTCGCAACATACCACAGATTCAGAAGTATCTATGCCTTGGCACAGATTCTCTGATTGAATATGTGTTTCGCCGTTACTTAGGTGTTAGTGCTACTTCGTTCTTTCCTCTTCCGCCAAATAGGTGGGAGCGGAAGTCGAAGATTGTCTTCGTGCCAAAAAGCATGAAGACTCGACGCACAATCTCAAAAGAGCCAGCGACGCTCATGTACCTTCAACAAGGTGTATGGCGTGCGCTCGTGGATCATATCCACGACTCTGCTTATCTTTCGGATCATATCCGGTTTGATAAGCAAGAGCTAAATGCGCAGCTTGCTATTGAGAGTAGTGCATCGCACCGGTATTCGACGATAGACTTGTCGTCTGCGTCTGATACCGTAACACTAACGCTCGTGAAAGC